CAGCAGACCGCCGCCCAGATCCAGCAGGCGCAGGTTCCATTCCCCGGCGGGTACGGTGCAGCGCCGCGCCCCGGCCAGACCGCCCAGTCCTACGCCGCCGAGCAGTCCGTCTACGAGGCGCAGCAGAAGCGGGCCGAGGCCGCCGCCCGGCTGGCGCAGGTCGAGCAGACCGCCACCACCACCGCCGAGGATCTCATCGAGGCTCGCAACAACCTGGCGAAGGCCGAGGGCGACGAGCACCAGGCGCAGATGCGTCTCGCCGAGTCGGCCAACGAGGCCACCAACCAGCTCGCCGAGGTCGGAACCCAACTTGACGCCGACTTCGGCATCTCCAAGGGCCTGCCCGGCATCGTGGAGAACGTCACCCGGATGCTGGCCGGGTTCGCCGCCGCGCCCGTCGTCGGGGCGCTCTCGGGCGTGCAGTCCGGGTTCGGCTACAAGCCCGGCGAAGCCGGTTCCGGCCTGATGGGCATCTTGGCCGCCTCGGGCGCGTTCGGCGACCAGTACACCGGCGGCGGGCAGTCCTCGGCCGCCGCCATGATTCCGCCCTACAGCCCGGCCTACACAATGCCGTCGACCACCGGCGCAACGCCATCCGCGGCGTCCGGTGGATGGCCGATGGCCGCGCAACCCGGGCAGTCGCCGCGCGACTTCGCGCACTCCACGATGATGCCGTTCTGGCAGGCCCAGGGCTATCAGGTCGGCGACCACGCCGCCGACAACTTCGGTGAGCACCAGAACGGCGCGCTGGACATCATGGTCCCGAGCATCGCCGCGGGGAGCAGAGTTCTCCAGCAGGTGCTCTCGGACCCGAACGTCTACGGCGCGATCTTCAACAACCAGACCTACGGCTACGGCCGCGGCACCACACCCCGCGACTACACCGCCGGCCACACCGGCGACCCGTCGCAGGACCATCAGGACCACGTCCATGTCTGGTACAAGCCCGGCGGCGGCAACAACATCCCCGGCGGCCCGGGCGGTGCCGCGGGCCTGAGTTCGATCATGCTCGGCGGCCAGTCGGTTCCACTGCCGCTGCCGGTCACCATCGTCGGCGGCGCTGGCGGCATGATCCCCTCACTGCCCGGACTGCCCACCACGGCCGCCCCGTCCAGCCCCGCAGGCACCCCCGGCGGCGGTGGCGCTGCCAGCGGCGGCGCGGCCACATCCGGCGGGGCGTCATCCGGCGGGGCGGGCGGCTATCTACCGCTGACCCCCGAGCAGCTCACCAGCACCGCACTGACCACCCCGACACCCATTGGCGGCGGATCATCCCCCGGCGGCGGGGGCGGTGGAGGGATCGCCAGCCAACTGTTCCCCGGACTTGCGGGCGCGGGCGCGCCCCAATCCGGCGGCCCGTCGCGCGGCGGCGGCACGGGCGGCGGCGCGTTCATCCCCGGACTGGCCGGCCTCCCGCAGTCGCGCGGTGCCGGTCTGGGATTCCCCACTCCCGGAGGCGGCCCCGCGAGTGGAGCCACGCTCATCGGCGGCCTGGCCCCGCCCGAGGGCACCGGCAGCGGCTTCGGCGGCATCTCCGGCGGCATCCTCGGCGCAGCCCTCGGCGCAGCGTCCTCCGGTGCGGCGATGGCAGCCAGCGCGGCGGCGGGCGGCATGGACGGCGGCGCGGGCGGCGCTGCGGCGTCGGCGGCCGCCCAGATCGGTATTCAGTTGCTCAACCGCGCCATTCAGCAGGGCGGCCAGGTCGCTGGGATCGCCGCCTCCGGGCTGATCGAGACCCTGGTGCCGTTCGGGGCCTCCGAGCTGGCGCAGAACAACTGGCTGACCAAGATCGTCGGCGGCATCGTCGGCGCGCGCCCGGTGCTGCCCAACCTGGCCGGCGGCGGCAAGAAGACCCCCGAGGGCCTGACCCCCGAGCAGGCCGCGCAGATGGAGCAGGGCCAGGGCGGCCCCACCCCCGAGCAGGTCGCCGGCAAGCCCGCCGCGGCGCAGCAGCAGGGCGGCGGTGGCCAGACCACGAACAACTACAACACCACCCTCAACACCAACCGCGAAAGCGTCAGCGGCAGCGCCCGCGACTGGGAATACCACGTCCAGAACATGAACGCGGGGCCAGGCCAGTGACCACCCCAGGACTGACGTACCCCTCCGGCCAGCTCACCCCGCACGGCTGGTGGCATCTGATCAACGGCACCAGGCCGACGATGCGCCTGCGCGCCCACGACGGCTCCATCGACTTCTACCTACTCGGCCCCTACGCGCCGCCCTATCACGACCCGATGACGCCCGAGGCGGTCGTGGCCACGTCGCTCAAGGGGCTGATCCCGCCATGGCAGGACATCACCCAGAAGGGGGCTGTGCAGGACGGCGTCACCTACATCGACTCCCTGTATGACCCGACCGAGGTTGAACTGGTCGTTGAGTGCATGGCCCGCGACCCGAAGCGGCTGCGCCAAGTGGTGCGCGACCTCATCGGCTCCCTGGACGCCAAGAAGCCCGCCGAATTGGCGTTCTCCACCCCCGAGTTGGGCTGGTGGTGGGCGCCTGTGCGGTGGCGCGGCGGCAGCTCGGTGGCAGACCCACTGGCCAATCAGGCTCGCACCCGTCAGCGGTTGTCGCTGCGGCTGACCGCCGACGACGCGTTCTGGCGCTCCTATGACGACGTGTCGTCGACCGGCTTCTCCTATGAGGCGATGACCGATACGTTCACCTACTCGACGAGCTTCAACCAGAACTGGATGGGGGCCAACTGGCCGCTGTCCTACAACCCCTCGCTGGCCGGGGATTTCGCATCCAGCCGAGACGCCGGGTATGTGTTCTCCAACGGCTCGCAGGCGTGCTGGTTCGACCAGCCGGGCACGGTCACCTCGACCCGCTCGGTGGTCATCGGGCCCTACCGCACGTTCAACACCGTCACCGACAACCAGGTCGTCAACATCGTCCTCGGCAGCATGCCGGAGATGGCCATCCCGGAATCGGCCTACAACGACATCTGGGCGCGCATGGGACGAAGCGGAGACGCCTGGAACGGCAACGGAATCCGTGCCCGATTCGGCCCCGGATACGTCCGGCTGTCCCGGTTCAACAACTTCGTCGAAACCCCACTCGCCGACCGCGGCCTCGTGCTGCCGCCGATGCCCGGCGACAAGTTCACCCTGCTGTGCGGCACGGAGGGCAATCCCCGGTTCTACACCCTGCAGCGCAACGGGCTGGACATACTGACCCACCAGGAACGCGGCACCGCATCGGTGATGAACTCGTCCCATCGCGGCATCGGCTTCGGGATGCAGGCCGCGGCCGCACTGATCACCCAGGCCACCCCGGCAAGCGTGCGCAAGGTCAGCGCCGGCGACAACAACGCCGTGTCGCGCAACGGATTTCTGGCGTGCACCAACATCGGCGACCAGCCCATGTACCGCGACTACACACTGTTCGGCCCCGGAATCTTCCGCATCGGCGACGGCCCCGGAACCGACGAGTACGTCGAGTTCGGCCCCCTGCTCCCCAATCAGGTCGCGTTCCTGCGTTCAGATCCCCGCTCGCGGACGCCGCTGGTCGTCGACCTGACCTCGACCCCACCGACGCCGCAGGAACTCAACTTCTTCCAGAAGGCCATCAAGCAGTTCACCGGATCGGCGGCCAACGGTAACGCGTTCCTGCAGCAGATTCAGAGCGCATTCGGCATTCTGCCCCCGCAGGGCCCGATGTACAGCCTGCTCAAGGGACGCTTCTCCACCCGCGCGGCGATCCCTCCAAAATCGCAGGGTCGCCCGGCGCAGCCGTACTACGTCAAGGTCGAGATCGACAACGGCACGGGGGCGTCGCGCGTCATCTCCTCGGGAACCCCGCTGCGGCGGTGGCCGCTGTGACCCTGCTGGACTACCGCCGGCAGCTGTCCGACTGGCAGTCCGCGCTCAACGCCGGCGACCCCATGCGGATCGCCACCACGGCCCGCGCCCTCAGTGCGGCGAAGTCGCGCGTCGACACCGAGTTCTACTTCACGGTGCACGACTACCTCTGGCGTCCGACGGGCTCCATCGGCGGTGACCTGATCGAAGCGTCCGGCACCGATCCGCGCAACAACACCGGAACGTCCCGAATCAAGATCAAGGGCGACTCCCCACTGGTGGAGCAGTTCATGCAATGCCGCAACACCATGGTGGGCGTCACCGTGGAGACCGCCGGGCTGCGGTTCCCGTTCTACGTCAAGGTCCACCGCTACACCTACGAGCGCGGCGCGTGGACGGGAACCGTTGAACTCAAGCACATCTCGGACATCCTCAACTATCTGACCATCTGGCCGTCCTGGTATCTGCCGATTCAGGCCCAGCCGTTCTCGCACGCCGTCTATTTCTGGGGCCTGCAGACCGTGCTGGAGTCGATGGTCGCCGAGTCCGCGATGAGGGTCCAGTCCGGCATCTGGGAGTTCGTCAACAACGCGCTGAGTCTCAACCCCGACACCCGTGCCTGGTTCGGCACCATCATGCAGGCCCTCCGGCGCGACGGCCTGAGCCTCGACACGTTCCAGCGGATGCTGCGAACCCCGATCTATGTCGTTCGCACCAACCCGTTCCTCGACACCAGCCCCCTGGCGGCGCGCACAGTGCGGATGGAGACCTGCGGGGCGGTCATCCGCGACATCACCCGCGCCTACGGTGTCGACACCCAGATGGATCTGTGGCTGCCCGGCGACCCCCAACCGGATCAGTGGGCACGGCTGGACACTCCTACCTACGTGTTCTCGACCAAGGACCGCAGCCAGGTGGCGACGCCGACGAAAACGGTGCTCGACTCCGTCATCCGCACTGTGGTGGACCTCGGCGGGTCGACCGGAGTCCTCGGCTCACTGGTCAAGGAGGTGCCCGAGTTCGACGGCGTATTCAGCGCACCGGCCCTCGGTGTGAACTATGTGCCGCCGTGGGCCATCCTGGTCGCCCCGGACAACGGCGAGGACGGCTCGATCATCTCCGCTGAGATCGCCGACCACACCCCCGAGGGCTGGCAGCACATCATCGGCGGCCGGAGCCCAAAGTGGCTCAACGATTTGTTCAACGTGAGCCTGTCATGGCTGCTGGATGCGCTCCAGATCGTGCTTGGCTTCACCGGAGTGCCCTCCGACCTGCTCGCCGGGTTCCTCAACAACTCATTCCTGGCTTTCCAGCTGGTGCAACTGTATTCGCGCCGCGACGCCGTCGGCCCCTACCACCCGGCGGTCGAGCAGTTCCACGCCACCGCATCGGCCCCGTACAGCGCGGAGACGCTGTTCGGGTTCATCAACGCGTTCTTTGACAGTAGGGGCTACACGGCTGCGACCGCGGTTTTTCGTAACGGTGAACAACTGGCGCTAGGGCGAGATGTCTACAAGGGCGGCCTGATGAGCCTGGTCTACCACGGGCGCCGAAAGATGGTGACCGACTACATCGAGAACACCATGTGGCGCATCACCCCGACCGAGCGTGAAGTCCTGGTGCAGATCGGCGACGGGCGCAAGGACGAGGCACCGCTGGCCAAGATTCAGCGACTGATCACCGGCGCGTTCGAAGTCCTCAACGTCATCACGCTAGCCCCGCAGTCGAGCTAGCCCCATGGAAACACAAGGGAGACAACCTATGCCGAAAGCAGCCCAGTAATGGCGTGGCCGAAAGATCCGACCGGGCAGTGGTACGTGTTCGACGGTCAGATTCTGATGCCCGTCTCGCCGGAGACCGGAGCACCCGTGCTCTACCTGCGCCCCAACGGCGGCATCGGTCAGGCTATCCCGGCTGTTGCGCAAGGGGCTCCCGGCAAGCACGCCCAGCTCGACACCGCCATCAACTACACCGAGTTGGCCTATAACGACCCCACCCCGGCATCGGCCTCATTCACCGTACTGACCCCGCCCACTGACGACACTCCGGGCGTCTACAAGCTGAACCTGAAGGTGCACGCCGGATCTCCCGGCTCGAACGGCTCAACGACGCTGACCACGGGCTCCATCAGCGGCACCCCCGTCTTCAAGAAGA